AGGGATTCTACTGTTGCCACCAAATTGTAATGTTTTCTTTGCCGGTGAAACTCTGCCTTTAATTTGATGGGCATAAACTCTTAAATTATGGGCCTCTCCTATGAACGGAGCCTCTGATATGCAAACATCTTTCTTTTTCTTCGATAACTTTCGATTAAACCTGTCAACAAAATGCATCATTAACGCGTTCTCGGTGTCACTATACCATGTCTCTATGAGATATTTATTTTGTAAATCGTACATTCGCTTGACTAATTTCTCAATATCACTGCTCTCAAACTCTGCAAGCAACCAACATTTTCGTGTCTTTAGCCGTGTGATCTTGTTTACGTCCTCACCAGCAACACATATAAAGCCCGGATTATCTCCTGAAGGCCAGCCTGTCCCGCCTACTATACGCCTATATTCTTTGATATTGGTTGTATCAAAGTAAAAGGTTTCTTTTGAGCCGAGAGGTGTTGCTATGATTTTCTTTTCAATTCCCATTATCCAAGATCGCTCCCTGCGAAAAAACCACCCTTGTCAGCAATTACTCTCGCTAAATGAGCAAAAGCGTCAGTATCATCATCAAAGGTCGCATTAGGAAAACCTAACATCCATTCTTTAAAGTCCTCAAACCATTCAGCTTTATGAGGGAATGACCATTGCCCTTGTCTCATTTGTCCCTGCGCTGTTCTGGCTCTTGCCATTTTATCACCAATAGGAACAATAAAAATAGAATTGATCGCTAACTTTGCTTCTTCCATCTTTCTTTTCACGGTAGTCCATATAGCTTTTCTTATCTGCCCTTCCTCAAAACCAAAAAGCAAAGGATTCCATTTCTCTTGAATCTTTATAATTTCATCAGCTATACCATCAGCATCGTCTTTAAATCTTACCCTATCTACCATTATAGGTTTATTGTCCGCACCTATTGCAGCAACATGAATAACATTAAAATCGTTTTGTTGCTTCTCGCCTATTGCAAAATCCATTGCAGCATAAGTTTGAATAAAAACACCATCTTCTTTTAACTTTTCGAGCAATGTCGGAATATCGCCAGAATCTATAAACCAATGCGACTTGAAATAATTACCTTCTTTTGCTCTCGGATTCTGTTGATATAATGCACCAAACAAATAATTACCTAATGCCCTCTTGATCGTTAATAACTCTTCAATGAGGAAACGTGGGCTTAATGCTTCCCCCACCTTCCTGCCCAACATATCATTGTCTTCTGCGATACCTGGTAAGTTAATAACTTCCCATTCTTCGCCTGTACCGGCCTTTTGTTCCTGAAGTAACCGACCAGCAAGATCATCTTGATGCCAGCGTGTCATAATTAATACGATAGAACCCTTCGGAGCTAATCGGGTTCTGAGTGTTGACCTGTACCATTGCCAGACTGATTCCCGGACAGTTTCACTCGCTGCCTCTTCGTAATTTTTAAATGGATCGTCTATAATTGCAACATGAGCACCACGACCAGTGATAGGCCCACCAACTCCGGCAGCTATCAATCCACCTAAGTGATTTGCTATTGACCAGTTCTTAACGGCTCTGGCTTGCTGAGCAACATTGATATTCCCAAATATCTCTCTTTCTTCTTGAATTGTATTTCGGGCAGTTCTGGAAAAATCAAATGCAAGATCAGCGGAATAAGATGTAATCATTATATGTCTGTCTGGGAATTTACGGAGATACCATGCGGGAAACTTCTTTGAACAAACTTGGCTTTTACCATGGCGAGGAGGGAAAAATACCATCAACCTTTTAATTTCCCCATCTGCAACAGCTTCGAGTTTATCACATAATAATTCAAGATGAGGTTCTGGCTGCCATGCTCCACGGCCATCATACTCAAGAAAATCAATCAGGCGTTTTGTTTTATCTGAAATATCTTCGGAGGCTACCAGGGATTCAAGCACACCAGGCGCGCACTGACTGGCTAAAACTGCCGCAAAGGCTTCAGCATTAAAATCATTAGTTCCTGGTGTTTTAGATAATTGCAATTAAACGCCTCGATACTTCATTATATACTTGTTAAAAATTCTTATAACCTTCTCTTTGATTTATTAATCTCTTTTTGTCTTTTAGTTTGTAGCTCACCATGAAAAACTCTTCTGCAATCAGGACTGCAAAAACATTGGTTATATGTCTGCTTAACAAAAGAAATACCACAGTGTTTGCAAGTTTTTATTTCTGGGTCTCCCACCCGTGTGAAGAGTTGTCTTTTGTTAATGGTTTTAATAGCTTGCATTTTTCCTTTTCCGCCTTAATTGGACAATTTACCCTATATATTACCCTTAATCAGTCTTTGTTTTGCTATCCTGGAGCATCTCAGGGCTTCATTTTATGTGTTGTGATAGCCAATAACGCCTTTTTAACACTTTCGGCCTGTTCCGGTGGCAATGCGCCGAGAATCACAGCCAGAACAGATTCGTTAACCCCAATCTCAAGCTTATCAGTCAATAGTTTATAATGTTTTGCCAGTAGCTCTGTTGCTTTCGTGTTAGATGATTTCTCTGCATCATATTTAGCTTTGTCTTTATCCGAAAAGAACCACAATCGCTTAATAACTTCATCTGCCGAATGTTCTGATTTATCTAGTCTTTCTTTAACTTCTTTAGCTAAGATTGTTTGTATCAATGGTTTTTTAAGGTTCTCAATACCTATGGTAAATGCTGTTTTAGGAGAATAACCTGCTGCTTTTGCTGCCCTCGTTGCGTTAAAGTCAATAACATACTCTTTAATGAATAGAGCTTGCTTATTTGTGAGTTCTTTTGCAGTTTTTTTAGGAGTTTTAGTCATAATTTTTATCCAGTTATGTTTTCTGTAATTATCTGTTCTGGCCTTGACCGCGTCCTGATCCGTTTTGCTTTCTTACTGCCATAATTAAATCCTTTTTTTATTATCCCGCTTTGGAGTTCTTTTTTACAGCCCCTTGTTGCTGAATAATTGTTTGTTAGCTCACACCAGCGGGATAATTTTATTTTAGACAGAAAAATTGTATATTGTGTATATCAAATGCTTGCCAAATTAATTAATCTTTTCTATTTAAAACATTTCTTTTTCTGACTCAGAAATTTCTCGATAGGCATTTTCAAAAACAGCTTTGGGCGACCAGGACAGGTAACCATCGGGATATTTTACAATGTACCCTGGGCGATCTTCCCTGTTTGTTGTGTCCACGCCCTTTTCTATTCTTAAATAATTACACTCGCTGAACGGATACGCTCTAATAATCTTACAACCAATATACAATTTTTCTGTTGACATTATTAATTTCCTTTTTTTATTAATTATAATTTAATTTATTAAATTATTTCTACAAGTATATTAATATCTTACACATATAAAGCCTTTTGTCAAGTTTAAAATGCACAATATTGGGAGGATATGTATGAAAATAGTAGATTTGAGCAGGTAAATGCTGATAATTGGGTGAGACTGGGTGTAATCGTCTTATATCGACTTTGTGTTATTATTTTGGATAGTCTATTATTTACGAAAATCAACTAAAACTCAACAAACAAGGGGGATAACGACAATGACAATCACAAACGAATTAAATAAAATAGAAATAAAGGTACGGATCGACTACGCAGAGAAAAGCAGAATTTTTTACGGAACAACAAACGACAAAAAACCTACTGAACATTTAGGAATGGGTAACGAAGTTTTTGAAAATTCATATTTGTTTAAGATCGAAAGTTTTGACGGGTTTTTCCTTGTCAACACTGACGGATATTGTTGCGACAATAGCTGTTTTCATGGCTGTTGCGATATCGTTGTCATTGAAGGTAAAAACAAATTATAAACATATAAATGGAAAGGTGGTAAAAATGAAAAAAAATATGAAAAAAATTAAACTCGCTCTCAAAAAATCGACAAACACTGACATGATAAGAAACGCATATTGCGAAATTAATGATCGAACAAGGGCAGGCGCATGTTGCCTACGAGGCGTAAAAAATTCTTGGGATGGCACAGGGTTCACAGATAGTACATTTTTTGCTAATCCTGACGAACTCTCAAAAATAAAGAGCGAAATCGAAAATGAATTCGGTGTTAGTATAAACATATAAACGGGAAGGGGTAAAAAATGAAAAAAAATATGAACACAAGATTAGATACCTGCGGCGTTTTTTACGAAGAAGACGAAATCTTGTATAGTGCTGGGGCAGGAGAACATGGATATTGCTACAGCGAAGACAACGGGCTAATGGACATGCCTTGTTATAAAGAGACTATATACGAATATAAAGAAGACATCAAAAAAGCAATGAGAAAGATCACATCGCTCCGGCGGTGGAAAGATCGAGAGCACGATTAAAAACATTAACACCTGCTCAGGCAGGGAAAGGCGGAACATAATGATGACACAGGAAAATACAGAAGATTATTCGGATCAGGAACTCGACGAACTAAATGAAGAATTTTTACAACGATTCCATACAGGTGAATGGATACCGGCGGATATAAACTTGGCAGAAAAATGGTTTAATGATGAGGTCGCAAGGAGGTAGAAATTGAAACTAAAAAAACAAAACAAACAAATAGCGCTCGGTGGTATGCTTGCAATGAAGAAAGAGCATCTAATTAAGTTAATCAGCCAGCCTGTCTCGCCAGACTACAGAAAAGAAACCTTGATTGATATACTTAACTTTGAATTATTAATGGATCAACCGCAGATATGGGAGGGGTTACAATGAAGAAACTATATAGAAACTTTAAAGATCTTTTTGTTATTGCAACTATAATCTCAAGAAAAATAAAGAAAGCGCTGGCACCGAAAAGCCTGACGGATGAAATTCTGAAAATGTTTCTGTGCTGTGTTTTAATTATGACTGTGTCTGTTGTTGCTATTTTATTAATTTGTAACTGAAATAATTTGACAAGTACCTCTTTTTCTGGTATATAGTCTCAATAATCTTAATTGCACAAGAAAAGGTTGGGAGGCCACCCATAATTTTAAACGCCTATACGTTTAATCCCTTTTCTTATCCACGACATGCTTTATAGGAGGTTGTAACTGCTTATAAAAATCCAACAAAATCATAATAAACCCATTAAAATCACTTGACTTTTACCATAAAAATGACTATATTAAAAGGTGAAAACATGAAAGTTATAAAAACAACCAAAGAATATTTTGAGACAGAAGAAGAGAAGGTTTATTTTTTTGAACCTTTAGAAAAAGAAATATCTGTTGAGGATATGCAGAAGATTGTAGATGCGAACGAAAGATTAATTAAGGAGTTGAAAGATGGATCAAATACCATTTCCGAATAAAAAATATCAGATAATTTATGCTGACCCACCGTGGTCATATAGAGATAAAGCCCTTGCGGGGAATAGAGGGGCTGGTTGTAAATATCCAACTCAAGAAAAGGATTGGATAGACAATCTGCCAGTGTCGGAAATAGCAGATAAAAATTGTGTTCTGTTTTTGTGGGTAACAATGCCAAAATTAAATGAGTGTTGGCAACTCATAGAAAAATGGGGGTTTGAGTATAAAACAGTTGGATTTACTTGGGTTAAAAAAAACAAAAAAGCACCCTCTTGGTTTTGGGGTATGGGGGGGTGGACAAGAGCCAATGCGGAATTGTGTTTAATTGCCACAAAAGGAAAGCCAAAGAGAATAGATGCAGGAGTTCATTCTGTTATTAACACTCCTATTCAAGCACACAGTCAAAAACCAGATGAAGCAAGGGAGCGAATTATTAAACTTATGGGTGATTTGCCTCGCATAGAACTATTTGCAAGAAACAAAACAGATGGGTGGGATGTTTGGGGCAATGAAGTATGAAAATATATAAAATAACAGAAGCAAGTGAATACATAGGTGTATCAATTAATACGCTTAAAACGCTTGCTAATAATGATAGAATAAACTCTTTCAAGACTTCTGGAAGTCATAGGCGTTTCAGGCAAGATGCCTTAGATTCATACATGGGCGTTGAGAAAGAAAAACAAGAAAAGTTGACTATTATCTATGCCAGATGTTCAACGGCAAAACAAAAAGAAAACCTTGAACGCCAAAAAGATAGGCTTAGAAAATATGCTGAGAATAAAGGTTATAAGTTTATCTTAATTGACGAAATAGCCAGCGGAATAAATGAAAAGAGAAAAGGAATACATAAGCTGATTAAGTTATGCTTTGAGGGTAAAGTCGAAAGAGTGTTGATTGAATACAAAGATAGACTTGCAAGATTTGGATATGAGTATCTTGACGCTATTTTTAAAAACTTAGAAATAACCGTTGAGATTGTTGAGGCAAAAGAACAGAAATATGAAGAAGAATTGGCAGAGGATATTATGAAAATTTTAACTTGTTATTCTGCCAGATATTATGGAAGAAGAGGCGGTAGAAAGAAGAAAAATGTAGAGGAAAATCAGACCATTGAATCTAATGGAATTTAATAAGGAGGCTCAAAAATGAATATTGATAATTTTAGACAACCACCTTACAAATGTATTGATTGTAAAGAAGAAAGCAACTGCTCAAGGCATGAATGTAATTGTTGCGGGACTTGCGAAGGGACTTTATATTTCTTTGGGGAAGAACTTGATTTTAGTTTATGCTCAGACTGCCTCATCTCGATACAAACCCAAATACAAAAAGGTCTAACCAAGATTGAACAAGCCAAGCACGAAACTATTGTTTTTGAAAGTATAGACGTTTTAAGAAAAACAATTACAGAAGAAACTCGTAAGGTTGTATTTGACAGAGATAATTGGCAATGTGTTTTCTGCGGAAGCTCTGAAAAATTAGAGGTTGACCATATTTTCCCATTTTCAAAAGGTGGCACAACTGATATAAATAACTTACAAACACTTTGTAAAACGTGTAATTGTAAAAAAAGAGATAAAATTTTATAGACGCGCAATGCCACTGTGTTGATGTTTTTTTATTCGGAATTATCTTAAGCCCTCCCAATCCATGTTTAATTCTTTGTTTAGCCTCTGCGCTGTCTCCTTCCTGTTGTTTTCTTTCCTGATCCGTTTCCAGTTTGTCTCTGTTTTGTATTTTACCTGTTTTTGTTTTCTTGTGAGCTTTTTTGGCTGTTTCATGCCTTCCCCTTATCTGAACTATTACTTTCTTATATTATTCAATCTGTGATGATCTGACGAGTTCCTACGATATATTTCTTCCTTCTTCGGCAAGTCTTTTTTCGGTTTAAAACATCTTCCTTTGTTGTCTTTCTGATTCAATTCGTTTGGCGGCTATCTCACAGTATTTTTCGCTTATCTCAATGCCTATCCATTTTTTATTTAATCTCTCACAGGCTATTGCTGTCGTTCCTGAGCCAAGAAATGGGTCTAAAATTAAATCATCTGCCTTGCTGTATTTTTCTAATAAATCTATGAATAATTTTACAGGCTTTTGTGTTGGGTGTACTCTAACCCCTTCTTTTCCAATCAAACCATTATATTCACATATAAAAATTTTGATTGATTTTCTGTTTATATTTGTCCAGATTAATTCAGCATCTCCGAAGGTAGGCATTGTGTTTTTCTTATCCCACACAATCCAATGTGTGCTTGTTGGTAGTATATCTGCAAAAAAGTTACCGCCAAAAATTAAAGCGTTTTTTGAAACATTTAACATTAAATCAAATATCTGTTTACTTGGTCTTATAGAATCCCAGTCATCTTTATATTTTTTCCTTGAAATTAGTTCCCCGAAACCCCCGAAACCCCCGAAACCCTTATCCATATTAACACCATAAGGCGGATCAGTTAGAACCATGCCAACAACATCTAAAAATGGCAATATATCTAAACAATCCCCGCAATACAGTTTCCCATTCGGTGTAGAATAATAGGGGTTCAATTTATCTCCTTTCCCCATAGCTCAGCCATATTCCCTTGCATGTCTTTACAATAAATCTTCAACAAACGGGCAGAGCCTAATTGCTAATTCTTTTTTAACATCATTTATATTCATATTCAGCACCTCGTTATTATCGAACCTTGTTACCCGCCTAATGTAGGGCAAATTCAATAAGTCTTGTGTCCTGTTGTCGTCTTTTAACTCCTGATCTTCCTCAGCGTGATTGCTTCCGTCTATCTCAACTACTGTCAAATAATCTTTCAAATAAAAATCAACGATATAACCCTTTCTTTTGCTCACAGTAAAAATTCTTTGAAAGGAATAATCTATATCTAATATGTTCAGAAACTCTTTAAATGCCTGCTCAGGCTTTGTTGCTTTAGATGTTAGCCCACGCTTATTCTTTTTTAAAGCTGACAGGTAGTTTTTATTAACTGTCTCACGTTTTTTCTTTTTAGGTCGCTTGATTTTTTTGGGCTTTTTGGCTTTCTTTGGGGGGTTATAACTGACAACACCCGATTTTCTTTTCTTTGGGTGCGCCATCAAAAAAGCTTCTTGCA